CGGTGTCTTCCAGTGTAGGAATCCCGCCCGCCGTGGGTGGCGGTAGACCAATGGCGGCAGCCATAGACGCGTCCGCACGATTGATGAGCGTATCCAGGGTACTATCCTCCCCGGATCCGCTAATCGTCCGCACGTAAAGACGCGCCTCGGCTGCCGTCATTATGGCCACTATTCGGCTCCCTTTGCCTTGGCGGTTTTCTTGGCCTTGGCGGGGGTGAGCCATGCAGGGACATCGACGCCCTTTGGAACGTCAATTTCCCGGCATTCGCCGGGTGTCCAGTGTACGCCGTTCGGCCATTCGCCGCGCTTGCTGCTAGTAAGTTTCATTTGTCCTCCTTAGCTGCTGGGCGCTTTTTGGCTGGTGACTTTACGGCGCGTGACTTCTTAGGCTTGGCCACAGCCGATCCCACTGCCTCAAAGGCATCCCCAAACGTGTCCAGCAGATAGGCCGCTTTTTCGTCGGATACCTCGCATTCCTTACCGGCTTCGACGTAGACGCCAGGGCCGTTGTAGACCTTAAGATGTGGAAAACCTTTGAACAGTAGGATCGGCATGATGGCTCCTTAGCTGGTGGCGACGTTGTAGCCGTAAGCAACCGACTTCGCGCCGTCTGACATGTTGATCAAGGTACAGCGACGTGTACCAACGATTTCAATTTGGCCCTTAGTAATCTCGCGATCAATGTCAATGGTTTGCGGTTTGTAGTTACCCATCACCCAACTTGGCCGGTGGACAATGACATAGCCGGTTTTGGTTTCGGTCACGCCATCGTAAACGCCGGTAGCCGAAAGATCATCAGTCATTGCGCCCGAAACGATAATGTCCATTCCTCCGAGCTTACCAATGGAGCCGTTCAGAATTCCCGCGTTCGGGCCAAAGACATCCAAGGTCTTTACCTCGGCAAGTTGAAGCAGATATTTCGTCATTACAATTGGGCTGACAATCATAAGCAGATCGTTTGCAGCCTGATAGCCGCCGTCCAGACTTGATCGCGTTGCAAGAATGTCCGAATAGGTCATAGCGTTTGCGTCGCGACCGGTGCCAGCGTCAAAGGCAGCAGCACGCAAACCGATAAACGCGCGGCGATGATCCGAAGCAGTCGAAGCGACCGTTCCCGTGTCCCAACGTCCACCCTCATCCCAAAGCCGGGGAGACGCTGTTGTATGCAGATCGGCGTGGGCGTCCGTTGTGTCTCCGTTTAGAATGCACGACTCCACGCCAGCCTGAAGCGCTGTAGTGAGGCTATCGCGGAAGTAATCCAACGCTGGCACCACGCTGTCGGCTACGGTGTCTTCATCTGCTGTGATTCGCGCTCCAAAGCTTTTGGCCGTTGCGCTGATCTGGCTTGTAGCGTCATCCATCGCGGTGATAGCTGACCAAGTTGCCGAATTTTTCAAAAACGGCGCAACTTTTCCAGTGCTAAACGGGAAACGTACCTCTTTTCCTGGCATGTTGAATGCTGGAAACGCTGCTTCTAATGCTGTTGGAACGTACAATTTCTTGCGCAACTCAGGCAGAAGTAAATTGGGCACGAAGTCCTCACCGACCGCGCTTGCATCGGAAAATGCCCTTTGGATAACTGGTGGGGCTTTGCTAATGTGCTCGTTCATCTTGGCTTCAAGCGCATCAGATCCGCGACCGTCACGAGTCAGCATCTTGGTAAAGTTGCGATCGTCGACAATGCGCTTGAATTCAGCGTGCCATTCACCGCGATCGGCTTGGTCGTTTACCAGTCCTGCGACATCCAACGAGCCGTCATCACGAACGTGATAGCGCAAGGTTGCCTCTTTTTCGCTTACAGTTTCGACTTTAGGCGCGCCCAATTCGGCGATCTTTTGTTGGGCGTCCTTCAGGTCAGCAGCCATCTTTTGAATGGTGTTTTCTGTGAGTTCGCGGTTTGACTCTGAGAGTCGCTTTTGCTCGGCTTTCATGTCCGCCAGGACCTTAATAGCGTCGCTCTTCGTTTGGATGTCCATGGTATTTCTCCTGGTGGACTGGTGGCCTATTCGGCCTCGTTGAACAGTGCCGCAAAGTCGTCTGACTCGTTGGCGGGTTGTGAGTCTGTAAACCAGTCGATCGCCCTCTGCGCTGGTTCGTCGTTTTGGTCGCCCATCAGCGCAAGCAGTTCCGACCGTACAATTGATCGGAGCGTTTGCGCCTTTTCTTCGTCCTCGTCATCGTAGCCGTAGCGCTCCTCCTCGGTTTCCGCTTCCGGTGGCGCTTCGTCGTCTTGATATTCAGGTTTCAGCCGCTCCGGGTCGTGTTCTTCTACAATTTCAAACTCAAACACGGCGGACGCTCCGGGGTGTTGCGGGTCTTCCCCTGCCATCAGAACTGGCCCCCCTTCGTAATCCATCCAATGGTGACCCTCCGGCGCTGCTATGCCTGCGCTTGCTTTGGTTACTTCTGGCGCTGGGGCGTTTTTGTTGTCAACTTCAAGACCCCAGCGCTTGGCGCGCACTGCCAACGCGTGAGGGTTCGCAGGAATGGCCACGGCGCTAACTTCAAGCAATTGGTTTTCCTCGAAGTATTGGCCCGCGCCTTTTTCGACGTAGGCCGGGTGGTCTTTGGGTAGTTCCGCGCGTGGCGTGCTCTTGCCGGGTGCAAATCCAACGCTGAACGCCGACATAAAGCCCGATCGGTATTGGTGTGCCATCCGCTGGCCCAGTGGGTTTGTGTCGCTTTCGTCGAACTCGACCCGCATCATAAGGTTGTCACCGACCAATTCGATGTCCAATGCGCGCCCTACCACGGGGCCATCGTAATCGTGACCGTGCAAAATACAGGGCGAATTTTTAAAGTGTTCCAGGTCCCACGAGGGGGCCACCACGTCGCCATAGCGGTCTACGTCCGGCGTGGATGCAACGGCGGTAATTGTCCCGTCGGTGTCTTTGGAGGCTTTGCAAATCAGCGTTTTGAATTTGGCGTTCATTTCTTTTTCACCCTTCTGGATACTATAGTGCATCGGCAATTGATGTCCTCGCGAGCAACCCCGAAACCACCTGGAACATCGGCAAGGCTTCCCCGGCTTTCAAATGGCGCATTAAGCGGAATCCACCCTTTAGTCTCTAGCTCTCGATGTGAGTCGCGGACCTTTTCGTCGCGACTGTGTAGCCACTGCTTCTCAAGCTCAATCCCGAGCCGTTCGGCCTCGCGGTAACCGTCAGCCGCGCCCTGATTGGCCAACCGTGTCGCCTCAGTGCGTGCGATGGTTAGCGCCCGTTGTGGGCTAAACGCTGACGACTGAACAAGGTTGGTTTGAATCTCGGCAATTGATGCGCCCTGGCTGAACCCGTCCTGAAGAATGGCCGCTACTTGGTCGCTAGTGGTCGCTTGAATTTGCCGAGTCATGCGAATTACCTCAGCATTCGCGGCTTCTTGGATGCGCTTAGGGTCGATCCCGGCGTCTAGGTCGATGGTGCGGTAGGCCTCAAGCAATGACCGCTGCAGAATTATTCGGTACGTTGGCAGCAGCACCCGCGCGATCTCTTGCGTTTCAAGCGCGACATCCAGAATTTTGTCTAACGCTACCGAATCGATCGACCGCTTAAAGCCCTTGCCCTGTGGTGTGTGCTCCTCGAATCGAGTTGCTACGCGCGCGCCGTATTGCCTCAGGTATTTACGGGTCAGGGCGGCTAGCCGCTTTTCACCGGGGCCCTGCACTTTGTTGATGAAGTTACGCCAAACCGCGTCGCGGCCTTCGGCTGTCTCCATGTTCATGGTCTGGACGTCGTCCGAAAGCCATTTGGCCGCTTTTTCAGTTTCTAACTTGGCGATTTCATCATCAATCAAGTCTTTCATGTACTGCTCACCGCGTGAGCCCACGACCAACCATTTAACTTGGGCAATTACACCGGCGATCCGGTAGTCCTCAAAGTGTCGGGCCCCCCACGACTCGCGAAGCCTGACGGCCTTTTCTTCCGATCGTGTTTCTGCTTTGCCATTGTCCAGCGCTATCGGCCTCAATTTGGCGTATTGTTCGCCACCTTTTACGTTCCCGCCTTTGCTCCATATACTGGGGTACGTGGTTTTGATTTGCTCGGCGTACTTGGGATCAAAAACTTTCCACTGGGAGTTTTGCAGACTAACCGTTTCGTCATCGCCTTCGGCTGGGAAGTTTGTGGGGTCAACATCCCCGACCGCTTTAGCAATTTGATCGGTGTCGTTAAACATCAAACGAATCAAGCTTTCGGTTTGCGGTTCTGGCTCGTCTTCGACTGGTTTGAGCTCGATGTCGTTGGCGTTTAATTCGTCGAACCCTTCAAGCGCTGCAGCATCGGCCAACGGTAGCCCCATGAAATACCACGATTGCACCCGGTTGACGCGTTCGGTGCGCGATTCCTGGAGCGCGTCTACCTCGGCGAAGTCATGAACAATGCGGACGCTATCTGAATCGGGGAACATCCGCGCAAGGCGCGTTAGCTCGCTGTCAATCTGCGCGGCCTTAGCTTGTATCGACTCCGCGAACTGTCGGCGCTGCGCTTGCGCTGTGGCAAAGTTGGCGTTGGGTAGCCCTACCACTACCGGAGGAACACCGAAGGCAGCCAAGACGGCCTCACGGGCCATCAATCGCGTGTTTTGATATTCCATATCGCGGAGGGTCTGCGAGACTTGACGATAGTCAACACCCGCGCCTAGGATAACGGTGCCCGACTTCGCTTTGAGTTGCTTCTCAAAGCCTTCTCGCAATTGCTTAATTTGGTTTTGGGTCCATCGGTCGCCCTCTTCGGAGGGGCTAAGGATGCCAGTCGGAAGCCCTGTTTCGGCGCTTTCGGCTGCCAGTTTAGACGCTGCCAGGTCCGTCATCAGGTCATTGTGTAGCGCCTGAATCGCCCCGGTGCCGTAGAGGTTACTTGGGTTAGCGCTCCATGACGTATTCCGAATGTGCAGAACTTGATCGAACCCGTAGCGGGTGACGTTGGCGTGGCCGTCGTGTTCATATTCGGCTGGCTGCCCGTCGGCGCTGGGTATGATTCGCATCCGTTCCGGGTGCAATCGAATCAACGCGCGTGGCTCTGGGCTGCCGCCAATCAGAAGGTAAGCGTTCCCCGTTAGCGCCAGGTCGGTCACCAACTGCCGCCGCATCAGGATCCCCGATACCCGCGACGATGGACGCTCTAACAGATCCAGCACTGGGTGATCTTCAACGGTTACAGCATCAACGCCGCGCCCACTGATGGCTCGAATTGGTAGCTTGGTGATCTCGGAAGCTATGGCATCAACGCACGCGCGGAC